ACCAGCACATGGAAAGCCATGCGCCTACACATACTCGAACGCGACGCACACACCTGCGCATACTGCGGAGCCGAAGCAGACACCGTCGACCACATCATCCCAGCAAGCATGGGTGGATCAGCAGACCCCAGTAACCTACTCGCCGCATGCAACAGATGCAACGGACTCAAGTCAAACAAGATACATTCACGCATCAACTGGATTAACCCCCGGTGGGGGGTACGCCTATCGTAGGCAAACAATGAGCGGCAGGTGCCACATCTGACGCTCAAACAATGTCCGCCTTTTTTTGGCGGGCATCGTTACATCCCGCGCCCCACCCGTCCTCGCACATGCCAAAGAAAAAGGTTTCAGGTTGGGCGCAAACTACAGACAGGACACAGCATGGCTAACGCATCATGGCGCGATATTCCTACAGGAAATCGCAAAGCTCTCGAAATGACTCTGGATTCACTCGGTTGGGTCGGTAAGGAACACGCGGCGATTGTGGCACTTTGCCTGGCAACTGCCGAGTCGTTAGATCAGGAGTACACGGCGGCGAAGTCGTCGTCGTATTTGCAGGGCCTGCGCATGTTGCGGATGTCTGCACCGGATGGCGCACAGATTAGTGAACTTGAAGCATTGTTGACTCGATGACGTTTGCCCCCACACGTCACACGCCGACTTTGGTCGACGATTTCGAGTGCGACATTGACTGGTTGTTGCGTCCCATTGAGTTGGCGTGGTCGGTGGCGACACCTGGTTTCAAGTTTGATGATTGGCAGGTCGAGTTGTTGCGTCGGGTAACAGAGTTGTTGCCGTCCGGTGAGCTGCGCTGGCGATCGTGTCTTATGTCGATGGGCCGGCAGAATGGTAAGTCGGAGATTGTTGGTGCGCTGGGTATTTGGGCGTTGTTGCGTAAGCCTGGCGCGTATTCGGTTGGTGTCGCTTCAACCGCTGAACAAGCACGGATTGTCTTTGATCGGGTTCATCGAGTTATTGCTGCTAACCCAGAATTAGAACGCCGCATGTCTAAGTTGACTGAAACACGTGGTATCAAAACACTCGATGGGAGTCGGTATGAAATCAAAGCAAGTAACGCGAACACTTTGCAGGGCATTCCTGTCAGTGTTGGCATTGTGGATGAAGTTCACCTGGTTGAGGCTAAGGTCTGGGATGCACTTGCGTCTGGTACAGGTGCGCGGCCAGATACCCTCTTGGTTGGAATTACAACAGCAGGTGACGAGAATAGTGAATTACTTACGCGACTTTATGCAAACGCTGACAAAGCGATAGCTGGCGACCTGCCGCGTTTCGGTGCATGGATTTGGGAAGCGTCGGAAGCGATTGTGCCGGACGATGACGACGAGTTGATTGGTTTGCTGATGGAAGCGAACCCTGCGTTACAGTCGGGCCGCATAGATCCGAAACTGTTGTTGGCAGATGTTCGTGACCTGCCTAAAGATGACATCATTCGCTACCGACTCAATAGGTTTATTCAGTCGGGCACTAAGACGTTTATTCCGGCGGAGTTGTGGCAGAAGTGTGAGCGACCGTTTGGTGCGTCGTTGCCCCAGGGCGAATATGTGTTTGCGATTGACCGGACACCGGACTGGGCGCATGCAACCGTTTCTGTGGCGGTCAAGGTTGATGATGTGATCTATACCGAGTTGGTGGCCTCAATAAACAAGCCGTCACTTGAGCAGCTCATATTTGTTTGTGGTCAACTGATGTCGCATAACCCCAGAGCAATCATTGTTGACGGTTACACTCTGCGCGATCTACACAAGGAATTGAAAGCTCGTGGCTATCCGGCGGAGACAGCGACACTGGGTGACATTGTCAACGCATCCTCGATGTTCTATGCGCGTCTGGCACGTAAGACGCTTCAGCATGGCGGCGACCCTCTGCTGTCGATTCAGATACCTAGAACTGTTCGGAAGATGGTTGGTGAGGGGTTCCGAGTCTCCAGGCGTGACTCGGCGGTGGAGATTGACGCAGTGATGGCCACATTGTTGTCGACGTTCGGCGCGGATACTTTACGCGAACAACCTTTGCAGGTATTCTGATTCTCTATGAACAACGACAACATCGACGGTTACGCCGTACCGCAGGACCCTATGGATCTCTTGCAATGCGATTCATGCCAATAGGGGGATGAAAGGTATTTCGACGCAGTAAAACCTGTAAGGGAATTGCGGCGGACTCCAGTTCGACTCTGGGCATCTCCACGCCACGCCAAACACTATATGTTGTGGTCTGACTTGATATGTGACACAATATGTAGTAATGGGATTACTTGATTATCTTGGATTGACGCGCCGAAGCGCAGTAGAGGAACGCTCTAGTGCGCTTGTAATGCAACCCAAGTTTGCTTCGTCGGGTGTGACTACGAACGACGCTCTTAGCCTCGCCTCCGTCTACCGGTCCGTAACTGTTCTCGCAACAGCGATGAAGCAGATGGGCATTCACGCATACCGTGAGGACATCAAGGTCACCCCGACACCTTTATGGATCCGTCAGCCTGACGCGGCGGCCACACGCGAGTCGTGGATGGAGTCGACCGTGAACTCGTTGGCTTTGTCCGGTAACGCTTACTGGGAAGTTTCAAAGAACCCGCGCGGCGAAACAGTCAACCTGCGCGTCCTCAACCCATTCAACATGTTCATCAAGACGGACGAGTTTGGCAACGTTCTTGGTTACCAGTATCGCGGTACCAAGATGTATGCACTCAATGAGATTCAGCATTTGGCACTGATGCGCGTTCCTGGCAACGCTTATGGACTAGGGCCCATTCAGGCCGCGCAACAGGAACTGATGAACGCTCGGGACACTCGGGACTATGCAGCGACATGGTTCAACGATTCTGGTGTGCCGAATGGTGTTCTCAAGTCTGACCAGATGCTATCCCCTGACCAGGCCGCAGCTGCAAAAGATTCCTGGAATGCTACTGCCGGCGCAAAAAATGGCGTGGCTGTCCTCGGTAACGGAATTTCCTACCAGCCAATGTATCTCAACCCCAAGGATGCGACCTTTATAGAAGTACAGGGTTTCAACGTGCAACAGGTTGCCCGACTCTTTGGGATTCCCGCAAACATGCTTTTAGCCCCAGTTGGCGATGGTGCCTCTATGACTTATCAGAACATGGAGCAGGAACAAATCGCGTTTGTCCGGTACACCTTGTCGCAATACATTGTCGAAATTGAGTCGGCCATGTCGCAACTTTCCGCGCGCGGTGTCAACGTCGAGATCAACACAGACTCGTTGCTCCGCACCGACACATTCACTCGCTACCAGGCACACCAGATTGCGCTGGCCGCAGGATTTATGACCATCGACGAAGTCCGTGAAATTGAGGACTTGCCCCCACTGAACCCGAATGGAGTACCCGATGCAGGACTCGCTTGAGATTCGTGAAATGGATGTGCGCTTCGACGCAACCACACGTGAAGTAACTGGAATGGCCGTACCTTACGGTCAAATGTCAAACGGTGAAGTGTTCCAGCGCGGCGCGGTCACGCTCGACGCTGAAGCCAAACTGTTCTGGCAACACAAAGAACCCATCGGCAAAATTATTGCCGGTGAACAAACCGATGCAGGTTTCATGGTTCGCGCAACCATCTCCGAGACTGCCCTTGGACAGGATGTTCACACGTTGCTCCGCGACGGTGTCATCAACAAAATGTCTGTCGGTTTCGTAATGCGCAACGCAGAGATGGTTGACGGTGTCCGTCAGGTCACCGACGCACTCGTGCGCGAAGTTTCCCTAGTGCCATTTCCTTGGTACGACGGGGCAAGTGTCACAGCAGTACGTGACGAACCGGAGTCGGAAATTCCGGCCTCGGCTGAAAACAAAGGAGATATCGTGGATCCTGAAGAAACCACTCCCGACTCTTCCGAACTCGCCGAGGTTCGAGAAGCAGTTGAGGTTATGCAGCGTGAGCTGGTAACCATCAAGTCATCCAACAGCGCACCGGTCACCGACCGTCGCTCGGCTGGCGAATTCATGCAGGCACTCGCAAAGGGTGACGACATGGCTGTACGTGCCTACACTGGCGCAAACACCGGCGACTCGGTTGTTACCCCCATTGACACGGACCTCACTCGTATCATCGAAAACGCTGCGCCTCTGCGCCAGGTGTTCTCGACTGGTGTGGTTCCTGCTGACGGTATGGCAATCTACTTCGCACAGCTCAAGGGCATCACCGATGGTACCGCCGCACAGGCTGCCGAAGGTGACGACCTTGGTTACTACGAGGT